GGGCATGTGCGTGTATTTCACAGTGCCTAACGGCAAGACTGCTGGCATGGCCGGAGTTGGGCCGACTGGAGAAGTCTGGATGCTATGCACTCCAGCTATACACGAATACCCAATTACGTTTGCAAGAGAAGCTAAACGCTGGCTTGAACTACGTAACGAAAAATTACTGTGGAATATCGTAGATTCTCGTAATACCGTACATCTAAAACTACTCAAATTTTTAGGTTTCAAGTTCTTACGTAAGTTTGAGCATGGGCCAAACAATATACAATTTATAGAATTTTGCCGTGTGTGCACCAGATCCTAATGCGGGTAAGCGTGAAGCAGCCCGAATTGAAAACAATAGAAGACATGCTGAATTTAGAGCAGATTCTATCAAACAATGGAATAAAGAGTCTAGCTTTGTAGACAACATAAAGAAGATAAGAGGTTTAGGTAAGTCACGTGATTTAGCAGACTTTCAAGAGTTCTCTAACCAAGCTCAAGGTAAGGCTTTACTTGGAAAAGAGCAACTTGCTAGAGAATATTTTAAATCTAAAGCTGTAAACGAAGGTGGTAAGGCACGTCGTTTCGGTGGTAGAAAAGCCTCAGAATACTTTAGTAAAATAGCTGACATAGATCGTAAGATGTTTCAGCTAGCAACTGTTGGGGACGCTAAAGTACAGACTAAGATAGAAAGAAGACAAGATGCTATGATTAAAAGAGAGCATGCAAACCTTGGCATGGGGCCACAGTTTGGTATGCCTACTATGCTGCCACCAAAAGACAGAGCTGGTCAATTTATGAACAGTGTTATGTTTGGTTTGAATGTAGCAACAGGTGTTAAGTCATTTTTTCCCTCTAGTGACATTAGACTAAAAGAAGATATTAAGAAAATAGGGCAATCTATTGATGGCCACAATATATACAAGTTTAAATATCTAGATGATGATAGAGAATTTATAGGGGTTATGGCTCAAGAAGTAATAAAAACTCATCCTAATGCTGTTATCAAACTTAATAGTGGATATTATGGTGTAGACTATAGCCAACTAGACGTTGACTTCAAGGAGGTGGCATAATGGATTCAGCAATGTTCAGTACATCTGATACTAACTATGAAATAGATCCTAATTCTGATTTAGGTAATGTCGCTAACGCAGCAGTAGATGCCGTTGTAAAAAAGAATAATGCCCAGTATAGACAAAATGCTGCGACTGCTGCGGCTTTGGCAGATCAACGTAGTCAAAACTTTCAGAAACTAGGACAGCTAGTTAAGTCAGTTGGTTCGTTTGCTAATGAGGTTAGAGAGTTCAATGCTAACAGAGATAAGCTAAAGGAACTAAAAAAGAAGACAGAAGCTGCACAAGAAGCTACAGAAAAACGGAATACCCAGTTGTACAATGAGTCTGTAAAACAGTCAAAAGCTATCTTTAACATAGAGTCAAGTAAAGGTCAGGTATCTTTTGCCGATGCCGCTAAAGCAGACCTTAAAATAGACGAGTCTGACTTTGCTAAACAGCTACAAATAGAAAGTAATAAGACATATGCAGAAGGTGTTGAAATGGCCTTCGAGACTGATAGAAACTTTGCATCAACTGATAATATAGATAATGCTGAGTTTGGTATCAAAATGTTCCAAACGTTGTCTGTACCAGATTTTCAAACAAAAGGTGCTGCTACTGTATCTAACTTATCTAAAAACTATCAAGGTTATATAGCAGCTAATCAGGACTTTAAAGTGCCAACAGAATATGGTATGTTAAGTATTCAAGATGCGATTGCGTCTGGAGATCCTAACAGATACGATGCTGTAATGGATTTTCATGAAGGAGCTTTCTATCATACTGCTGGTGTATTTGGTGGTAAAAACGCATTAAGTGGTTATAATCAGTTAAAACTTTTAGAACTAACAAATGCAACAAACAAAACACAGCGTAATACGTTTATTACAGAAACATATAATAAAGAAAAAGCAAATTATGAACTAGCTCGGCAAACTGACTTAGCAGATGCAATACTTGGTGGTGATGCTAAAACAGCAATTTTTGGTGACGGAGTAGATAAATTTTCCGGATACATTGCTAAGTATGAAAAAATAACTGGTAAGAAAGATATACAAGGTGCATTGGATTTATTTATGAGTGATATAAGTAAACTTGTAGATAAACGCATACTTAAAAGTGCTGATCTAGCTAGAATTGTAAATATAAAAGATATAGTAGCACGTGATGGGTCAGGTAAAAAAACACTCAAAGAGTTCAACCCTGCACTTCATTCTAGACTAGAAGGTATGTTAGGTAAGGTTATCGAAACAGAGCAACGAGAAAAACAAGCAAAAGAGATAAATGAAATTACATCACGTGTTGAAAGTGCTCAAACAAGACTTAACGACGTTCCCGGCGGTGCTACAGAAGATCATCTTAAAGCTGAAGTAAAACAAGTTAAACAAGAGCTAAGAGACTTAGGCATTGACGTTAGTGATGAAAGTGTATACAATAGGTATATTACACCATTACTTAACTATCATACCAAAGATGATGCTTATGATGAAGCAACAATTGATTTAGCTGAGATGGCTGTAGATCAAGGTAACTTTAAATCAGCACAAGACTTAATAAATACTATTAGAGATCCAAAGGCTAAGAAAAAAGCTCAAGACTACTACAACGAAAGAGAGCCTATCAAAAATAATAAAGTTAAGTACGACAAAATAAAAAATAAACTAGACGACTACATTAAGAAAACTAAAGGTATAACAAGCACAACTCTTGTCGGATCAATAGAAACAAACACTATACTTAATAATGCTGGAGATCATTTTAACGAGATCTTTCTTGGAGAAATAAAAAAGAACGTGCCTGTAAGTTTAGCACTTGAAACTGCATATACAAAAGTAAAAGAAAAGTTAGATATGAAATCTGAAAGTAACTTAAGAGGTAAAAACAATCCCGGATTTGGTTTGTACTATGTCAAAGGTGCTGGTAGATTTTACAATGCAGAGGCTCAAGGGGGTCTAGAATTTAACACAGCTGTTGCATCGTACGAAGCTGGTAAACAATTAGCTAATCCTGATACAAAAAATGACTGGTTAAATGCGGAAACACCACATGAGTTTGAACCAGTAAACGAACTACTACAATATACAAGTGGTGGCCCAATACCATCATACTATATTGAGGCTAGTAAACATCTAAGATTTACAACTGCACAAGACTTAATGAACGCTAGACTCAAAGCGTTAGGTTATGATGCAGAAGCAAACTTAATTCAAGATGGTAGTGCTTTACATGACTTTGTAAAAACAGCAGAAATGAATAAAATGCTGTCTTACTTTCCAAGCTCTACAAAAACCGCTAGAGCTATGTTTGAGTTTAAGGGAACAGACCTAGATATATTCTTTGACAATTTTGTGCGTAAAACTAAAGACGATAAGTTTGGTAATAAGTCACACAAAAACCCAGAGTTATTAGACTTTGAAAATATACCTATAAACGAAACACTTGCAGCACATGTAAAAGATGGTTATGGTTACAACGGTTTTGGCCCATTTAAACTAGAACCTAGTATGATTAAAAGACTAGAAAAAGCATCTGGTTTAGATTTTAGCAAAGATACGTTATCTTTAGAAAACCAAAAGCGTTTAATATTTACCAAAAACATGGTGGATGCAGGCATAAACGATTTCTTTTCTACAGGATTCTATTCGGAGTTAGGTTTAAATGAATTAGATATGGAAGGTATATTTGACAAAGGTGCAGATGTACACAATCTACCATATACACTAAGCCCTGAGCTTATTGACAGTTACTTTACGGAGATATTTTAATGGACTCATACGGTCTACAACCGCCAAACCCAGAAGATGAAAGAGAAGGCTACTCAGTAGAACAATTAGTTTCAGATCAACAAGCAAGATCAGACGCTGAAGTAGGCTACGAAGAGGAGATTCAACAAGAGTCAGACGCTATTGAAGATCCTAGAGATCAAGACCAATGGGGTGTAAAAGGCTTTGTAAAGGAGCTCGGATCAGTTGTCTCAGGCGGTATACAAGATACTGCTTCATCTATCTCTACTTTTCCAGAACGCACAATAGATGCAATTTCTGGAGAGATGCAGAGAGAGAAAGAAGAAAAAGGCTACTACCAACCAGAGTTTGATCCTCTCGGTGGTGGTGGCAATCCTATCATTACAAAAACATGGTGGGGTAAATTAGCAAGAGGTGTTGTACACTTCGGTACATTAGCAGGGGCTACAGTTTTAGCTGCTAAAGGTGCAGCTGTAGCTGGTATCCCACTAGCAGGGACAGCCGCTACTAAATTACTAGGTGCTCCAAGTCTTATACGAGCAGCTGGTATTGGTGCTATATCTGACTTAGTATCAAAAGAGTCAGATGGGCATAATGCTTTAGGATCTATGCGTGACCACTACGGTTGGATAGATACACCACTATCTACAAAAGACACTGACCATCCTATTATGATGAAAATGAAAAACATCGTAGAAGGTATGGGTATAGGTCTTATATTTGATGGTGCTACTATGCTTATAGGTAGAGGTAGTCGTGGTGCAAAAAGCAAGATATTTAAACGAAAGCAAAGTATAAATCAAGAAAAACTAGCAAAAGGTTTAGAGCAGCTAAGAGAAAACGAGTCTAGATTTAGAGCTGCTAAAAATGGCCCTTTATCAGATGCTTCTCAAGGTAACGAATTATCAGTTGATGACCCATATGATGTATGGGAAATGCAGAAAAAAGTGCGTGAAGACTGGGGTTCAGAAGATGGTGCAGCTGGTAACGTTGTAACAGCAGTACAAAGGCAAAGAGCAGCTGAACAGGCTGGTATAACAGAAGAAGTAGCAGACGAAGTTTTACGTAAATTATATAGTAATAATAAATACCAAGCTATTATTGACTCAATAAAGAAGCAAAGACTTACGTTAGTTGAAGTATTTGGTGATGCTATTGCTGCACATCAACGTATTACACTAGGTAGAAACGCAGCCGACATGAGTCCTAGAGAATATTTAGAAGAGATATTTAAAGCCACTGATGCGTATTCGATTACGGACATAGATGGTAATCTTGTAGACAGCTTAGAGACTATTACCAGTAAATACGTGGTAGTAACAGATATGGTTGTCGGTACATTACTACAACAAGTTCGTGACTTAGGTATTGCTGGTAGAGAATTATCTAACTTTGTAGATCTAGCAGACACTGATGGCCCGCTTGCTGCTATACGTGATACTATGTTCTTAGCATTAACAGAAGCTAAAAAAGCAAGAATTGTAAAGTCACAAAACTTTAGAGAGCTTGGTGCTGGTGTAAAGAAAAACTATCTAAGAAGAACTCTTACTCAAGAGATGGCTGACACTCGTGAATCTATACAGACTATACTTAATATAGCTGACGGAGAGGACAGTGATGAGCTATTGATGGCATTGTTTGAAGCTTTCTCATCTATGCAAACTGTTAATAGTCTAGATGACTTTGACGCATGGGCAAGAAAGATGATAAAAGGTGGTGAGATCGAAGGTAAGGCACAGTCAGGTGCGTTAATAAGGGAACTACAGGGTGTTATGACTCATAGTATTCTAAGCTCACCTAAGACACCAATGAGAGCTATTATAGGTACAGCTGCACATACATTCTTGCGTCCTATGAACCAGACTCTAGGTGGCATAATACGCTTTCCTTTTACTGGTGACGTTAGAACTATACGTACAGGTCTAGCATCTATGAACGCTATGATGGAAGCTATACCTGAGTCGTTTGAATTGTTTAGAACAAGACTAAACTCATACTGGTCAGGCGATTTGGCAACTATAAAAACTAGATTTGCTGAGTACACACAAGGCGATGCTAACTGGGATATCTTACGTAGATGGGCAGAAAGTGATCGTGCTACAGCTGGAGACAAGGCTGCCTTTAGAATGGCTAATATGGCACGCCAGATGAATAACAATAGTTTTCTTACATACTCTACAAAAGTTATGGCTGCAACTGACGATGCGTTTGCATACATACTAGGTAGGGTTCGTATGAGAGAGAAAGCTCTTATATCAGCTATGGATCAGATGAACGCTGGCAAGATAACAGCTTTTGATGATATATCACCACAGCTTATACGTGCATACGAAGACTTTTTCTATCGTGATGTATTTGATGCAGACGGTGGTCTTACTGATAAAGCTGCACAGTTCGCACGTAAAGAAGTTACACTTACACAAGATCTAAAAGGCTTTGCAGCTAACCTAAACTCTGTATTCCAACAGAACCCATGGGCTAAACCTTTCTTCTTGTTTGCACGTACAGGTGTTAATGGACTTAAGCTTACAGCTAAACATACACCCGGTTTTAACTTTCTTGTCAAAGAGTTTAATGATATAGCATTTGCTAAAGTTGGTCAAAACTTAGATAACTTAAGTCAGTATGGTATATTTAGTGACCAAGACTTAATTAACGCCAAAGCTTTACAGACAGGCCGATTAGCAATGGGCTCTGCTTTAGTTAGCATGGCTACATGGGCATGGATGACAGGTAGAATGACAGGTAATGGCCCTGTAGATAGACAGAAAAGACAGGTATGGTTAGATACAGGTTTTCAACAACGTTCGCTAGTGTTTGGTGATGTAACTGTAAACTACGATAACTTCGAGCCTTTTAACCAAATTATGTCTATGATAGCTGACATCGGTGATGCTAGCTTACTTATGGGTGAAGAGTGGACACAAGACAACTTGTTAAAAGTATCTTTACTTCTATCTCAAGGTGTTACAAGTAAATCTTACTTAGCAGGCTTACAGTCATTTGCTGACTTATTTGGTGGTAAACCCGGTCAAGCAAGTAGAATTATAGCAGGCTTTGCTAACAATCAATTACCACTAGCTGGTATACGTAATGATTTGGGTAAATTATTTACACCATATACACGTGAACTAAACTCTGGTATTATAGATTCTATACGTAACCGTAACTTACTATCTGAAAACGTCGCTATAAGTGGACAGCTGCCTATAAAATATGACTTATTAAATGGTAGACCTATCAGAAACTGGGACTTTATAACAAGAGCATACAACGCTTTTGTACCGATAAACTTTAACTTAACACCTAGTCTTGGTAGAACATTCTTATTTAAGAGTGGCTATGATCTAAGACTATCCGTATTATACTCTCCAAATGGCGACGATCTTACTGATAGCCCACTGTTACGTTCTAAGTTTCAGCGTGAAATAGGTAGAGAAAATTTAGAAGTTAAGTTAAGCAGGCTTGCAAAAGATCCCAAAATTATAGCATCCTTGGAGCTTATGTATAAAGATATACAGTCTGGCAGACGTTCTGAGTTTCAACCTAAAGATTACTACCACAATATTATGATTGGTAGATTATTCGATGAAGCACGTGAAGCTGCGTGGATAAGAGTAATGAATGATGAAAAAGCTCTAATACTTGCACAAGAACGTGAAGAAAAGAAAATTGCACGTAAACTTAAAAAAGAAGAAAGTGCAAACAACATCCTCAACATATACAAATAAATGGCAACAACATTCGTAGACTATACTGGGGATGGAAACGCTACTAAGTCGTTTTCTTTCCCTTCTATACAAGTATCTGACGTAAAAGTAGAAGTAGATAATGTCATAAAGACATCAGGCGTACACTACAATATAACAGGCTACTCTACTACAGGTGGTGGTAATGTAGTCTTTACATCAGGCAATATACCATCTAGTTCAGCAGATATACGCATCTTTCGTGATACAGATGTAGATAATCCAAAGGCTACATACACAGCAGGGTCGTCAGTTAAAGCAGCCGACTTAAATAATAACAATGAGCAGTTATTGTTTTCTGCACAAGAAGAACAAAATCAAACAATACAAACACGTGAGATAAAAGACTCAGCAGTAACTACAGCTAAAATAAAAGATCTTAATGTATCAACAGCTAAGATAGCTGACAGTGCTATTACAACTCAAAAGATAGCCAACTCTAATGTAACTACAGCCAAGATAGCTGACTCTAATGTTACCACAGCTAAGATAGCAGACTCAAATGTAACTACAGCTAAAATAGCTGCTGATGCTATTACTGGTGCAAAGATAGCTGATGACCAGATAAACTCTGAGCATTATGTAGACGGTAGTATTGATACAGCTCACATAGGTAACAGTCAAGTTACTACAGCTAAGATAGCTGACAGTAATATAACAACAGCTAAAATTGCAGCAGATGCTGTTACCAATGCTAAAATAGCAGACGACTCTATAGACTCAGAGCATTACGTTGACGGATCTATAGATACAGCTCATATTGGTGATAGTCAAATTACAACTGCTAAAATAGCTAATGATAATGTAACAGCAGCTAAGATAGCAACTAACGCTGTTACAACAGACAAGATAGCTGATGGTGAGCTTACAACTCTAGCTGGTATGCAGTCCGGTACAGCATCAAAACTTGCTGACAGTACTGCTCTTACAGCAGATTTAGCTGACCTTAACCAGCTTGATGGTATGGCAAAGCAGACTACAATTACAGATGATGACACTAAGTTTCCAACTTCTGGTGCTGTTGTTGACTATGTAGCTGCACAGCTAGAACCCTTTGGTGGTTTTGAAGCTATTGCAAACGAAAGTTCTTTTCCTAATACACAGCCAGTTTCTGGTGTCGTAATCAGTATTGCTGATGCAGGCGGCATGGCAGTAAGTGGTAGCGGTACAGCTAGCGGTGCTACAGTTGGTGGTACTACAGTAAATATTACAGGTATTGCGTCAAACTTTAATGGCACTACTGTCGATAATGGTATACGTTTTCTTGTAGTATCTACAGGTTCTGGGCAAAACTATACTTACCACAAAGCTACACTAAAAGAAGATGACCTTCTTAACCTTAGTGGAGACATCAATGACTTTTCAGAAAGATATAGAGTTGGTTCGTCGAACCCTACAACTAGCCTTGATAACGGTGATTTATTCTTTAATACTGGCTCAGGTAAACTGCTCGTATATAACGGAACAAATGCAGCGTGGGAAGAAACACAAACTGTAGGTAACTTTTTTATCAATACATTATCTAGTTCATCAGCAACTGGAGGAGGAAGTGCAACACCAAATGGAACAGCTTATAGATTTACACTTAGCAATGCCGGAACTAGTCCACAGCAACATCTTGTTAGCGTCGATGGAGTCATTCAGAAACCTAACTCAGGAACCAGCCAACCAAGTGAAGGCTTTGCGATTGACGGTGGTGATATTATATTTGGCTCCGCTCCTGTTAACGGTGCTAGCATCTTTGTTATTACCATCGGAGCCTCAGTAAGTATTGGCACACCAAGTAACAACACAGTTACAACAGCCATACTACAGAACGGGTCAGTTACAACTGCAAAGATTGCAGATGATGCAGTGACTGCTGCAAAGCTTGCTAACACGTCTGTAACAGCTGGTAGCTATGGATCATCATCTGCTATACCAGCAATTACTGTAGACGCTCAGGGACGTATTACAGCAGCTTCTACAAATTCGATTGATAGCACGAGTATTGCAAACGGAACTTCAAACGTATCAGTAGCAGCTAACGGAAATACTACAGTACAAAGATCTAGTGTTACCAGATTTACAGTTAATCATACTGGTGTTGACGTAGCCGGTAATATTACGGTATCAGGAACAGTTGACGGTGTAGATATAGCTGCACTTAACACAACAGTTGGTAACATTACTACAGATCTTGTAACTGACACAACGCCACAGCTAGGCGGTGACTTAGATACTAACAGCTTTGAAATAAATCTAGATGATGCACACGCTATTAATTTTGGTGATAGTCAAGACGCAGAGATTAAACATACAGGATCTAATTTTACAATAAGAAATACTGAAGGAAATATAAGAATAGAACCTAAAAATGGTGAACTAGGTATTCAAATTGTTCCTGATGCTAATGTAAGTTTATACTACGACAACAGTAAAAAGTTTGAGACAACTAATGGTGGCTGTACTGTAACAGGCACTTTGTCTACTAGCGGTACAGGTAATGTTGATATAAGTAATGGTGCTGGTGCACTAACTATTAATAGTGGTGGTGATATAAGGCTTGCTAATGCAAGTTGGACAGGAGATTACGCTGGTAAAATTCAACACGCTAATAACTTTTTATATTTCCAAGGTGGTACAGGCACATACGCCTTTATCTTTAGAGATCCCGGTGGTGCTAATAGACTTTATATTGATGAAAATGGACACGTTTTACCAGCAGATAATAATAGTTATGATTTAGGTTCTACATCAAATCGTTGGAGAAACGTCTACACCAATGACCTTAACTTATCTAACGAAGGTTCGTCTAACGATGTAGATGGGTCTTGGGGTGACTGGACTATACAGGAAGGAGAATCAGACTTGTTCTTAAAAAATAACCGTTCTGGTAAAAAGTATAAATTTAATTTAACGGAGGTATCATAATGGCTATTAATTTTGCTACTGGAGGTTCACAAACCCTTCCATCAAATGTTATACAAGCTAAATCGGTTCAAGCTGCAGGCTCTACTTATTGTACCAGTAATGGAAACCACACTGCATTATATGGATTAGGCTTTAGTAATAGAGTTTATGTTGATCTTTGCAACGTATCCATCACACCCCTATCAGCATCTAGCACTATAATAGTAATAGGAATGTGTGGTATGTCCAGTTCTAACCTATCATATGATAGTACAGGTGCTTATGGACTTGTTGCAGTTAAAGATAATGGATCTAGCGGTAACATAGATAATACTGATTATCAATATTATCCTTTAACTAACTTAACTTCTAACATGTACTTACCTAACACGGACGTACAGGGACACCATCAAGCAGGCAATACTAACACACAGACTTGGTATTTAAAAGGTTATAGTTATTCTGAAAATAATCGTACCAATAGAGTTAACTTTAGAGATGGTGCATTAATGTTATTGGAGGTAGCATAATGAGAATAATAATGCACAAAGGAGATGCAATATGCTCTTTAAGACCAAAAGCATCTTTTCATTACGATCCTGATACAGGTGCAATTAGTCAGTGGGTTGATCCAGATGGAAGAAGTGTTCCTACTGATTCAGAAATATCAACAGAAATAACAAGATTACAGACTGAATATGATGCTAAACAGTATCAAAGAGATCGTGAATTAGAATATCCAGATTGGAGATTACAACTTGACTATATCTATCATAATGGTGTAGACAAGTGGAAAACAGATATGATAGATCCTATCAAGAAAAAATATCCTAAACCAGAATGAGTTTAACACAGATAAATAAGGCTGGTCTAGATGAGATAGCTCTAGATCATGTCTTTACAATAGGTGCTAGCGGTTCTAGTGCCTACACATTTCAAGGAGAAGGG